CTTCGCCCGCCGGGGATACATGCCCGCCGTTACATCACGCCCCGCATGCTGGGCCAACAGTCGCAGCACGTCGTCGGGGGTGACGATAACGTCGGAGTCAATAAACAGCATGTCCGTTGCATCGGTCTTCAAGAACTCGTTGACCAATGAGTTGCGCGCCATCGTAATGATGGAGCAGTTGGACATATCAGAAAGAAAAACGCTGACCCCCAAACTCAATGCTCTTGGCATAAGTTGAGCCAACGCGAAAGCCGTTTTGATATTCAGCTTTCCGTCGTAGGCCGGGATCGCAATAAAAAGATTGCGGCCCCGAAGGTCGGCGCGTTTTTCTTCAGCCATAGAACACCGTGGCTTTGGCGTTGGTCAGTGCCGCGTAAACGTCCGTATTGAACAGAACGCCTTCTGCCGGAATGATCACGCTAAACGGCTCACCATTGGCAACGGTATTGACCGTCATCACTGTAGTGCCGCCAGTCCCGCCGTCTTTTAGGATCACGCTGCCAATACCGGTACCCGGCTCAACAAGCATCCCACGCACGCGGGTGCGCTCAGCGGACACTGTTCCCGACAGCGCCAATGATTTGGCTTTAACGTCGGTTTGCATCGTCATGATGCGCTCCTATCAGGACGGAGTAACCGCGTTAGTGCCGTCTGCGTCAACCCAAGTGCTCGTAGCCAGAGCACCAGTAGCAATCTTCAGTTTGCTGTTGGTGGTGTCAAACACAATGGTGCCAGCAGCTTTGCCGGTGGTATTTACCGCGTTGGTAGCGGCGCCAATGTTGGCGGCGGTTGCTGTACGGAGTTGGATATAACCAGCAGTAGCAACAACATTGCCAGTCACCGTGCCGGTGACGTTACCGGTAATTGCGCCTTCAAAACCGTTGTCCGATTTGACCGGACCCGAAAACGTAGTGCGTGCCATTTAAGCCTCACATGCGAGTTTGTGGCGCTCTGTCTGCATGTCGTCAGCCGGGACTGTCAGAACGCCGGGAACCCCGGAATGGCTCAAATATATCTGAACCATGGAAAAAGAAAAGGGGGGCCGAAGCCCCCCATTTTCATCAGGACGAACCTGCCGAACCCCACATACCGAGGGGGTCAGACCAGCCGAACGAATAACGCTCGCGGGCCTTGTACCGGACGTTGCCGGTATCGAAATCACCATCCATGGAGGTAGCCATGGCGGTGCGCTCGAAGTGCTTCAGACCGTTGGGCACGTCCGTGGTCAGGAACCAAGCGTTCGTGTCGGTCAGGAAGTGGTTGACGGTGTAGCCGCCGGGGATGGCGCCCATCTGCTTCAACGCGTTGATGTCGTTGTCAGCAGTTGCCACGCGCAGTTCAGTGTCAAGCAGACGCTTGGCAACGAACATCAGCGACGGCGGGATCACCAGCTTTTGCGGCTTGGCAGCGATCAGCAGACCACGTTCATCGGTCCACGCAGCGATCTGAATCACAGCGTTTTCCAGAGCGGTCTCGTTCAGATCAACACCGGTAGCGGGGCTGTTGTAGTTCACGCCGCCAGAGACCAGCGGATGACCCACGCGAGTGTCGCTAGAGTTGTTGCCGAACAGCGTCACGCCATCACCACCAAGGTACTTGCCGTTGAAACCGTTGTTCAGAACGGAAGCGGCTTTCACTTGCTTGGTATATGCCATGGCACGAGCCAGCGCCTTGGTGTAGCGGGCAGACAGACTGTCATACAGGTTGTCTTCCACAGCTTCCTCGGTGATCGAGAAGCCAAGGGCGATGGTTTCGTGGGTGTAACGCGCGGTGAACGCTTCCTGCGCATTGTCATAAGCAATGGCAGAACCTTCGTTCTTGACCGGAGCAGCAGAGAAACCAGAAAGTTTGGTTTCTTCTTCAAAACTACGCTCCGATTTCTCGGTTTCGTAGATTTCCTTGTGCTCTTCGCCGTAGCGCGCGTACTCCATACCGAACAGCGCATTGAGGCCGGGCAGGAGTTCTTTCAGTAGTTGGGCACGTGAAATTGCCATGATTTACTCCTTAGGTGCCAGTAGTGCTGTCATACTGGTGGAGGTTGAACTTCACCAGAAACTCGTAATACGTGGTGGTCGAGGAACCAGCAGGGCCAGTAGCCGTGTCAGGAACCACGTCAATCACGCGAATGGGCAGCGTGGCGGTCGTGTTTGAAGACGAACCGTCAATGCCATAGGCCGAATCGCCGGTAACGGTCGAACCAGCGCCTGCAACCATTGCCACGTTGGAACCAACAATGTCACGGTCATAAGCGGCGGCGGTCGTTGAACCAGCGGTCGTTGCAGCCACCCGGAACACAGCGTTCGGGTCATCCACCACGTAGGCAAAAGCCAGAGCAGTAGAGGTCGAAGCTGCTGCGGGGTACATCTGACCTTGAACGGTTTGGCCGTTCGAGTTCACGTACTGGCAACCTACCAGCACACCGACAGAAGCGCCGGTATCGGTAGTGGTTTTGGCGAGAATGTAGCCGTTCGAGATACGGACAGTATCGCCGTTGAGAATTGCGGTGGCATAACCAGCCGCAATCGGGATTTGACGGATCGCTCCGGCGTACGGCAGACCGTCTAGTCGATTGACGGGTCGAAAGCCGTACGTCTTATCAATGGTCGGATAGGCCATGA